TTTATTAAACATAATAGCACAATCAGATGGTATTACAAAATTATCATTATTTTCATATAAAAAATGTTCTTTAACTCTTTCTGCTTCACCTCGTTGATTCATTTTTGTAGAAAAATTCTTAGAATTATTTAATACAATATTTTTAAAATTATATATATTAATTGGATTTCTTCTAGTTTCATATGGAATATAACTACCATTTAATTTAATATAAGTAGTATTAAGATTCATATCCTATTAAAAATATCAACATATTAATTATTGATAAATACTTCATAATTAATATTTAACATTTTACAAAATTCAGGGACTTCACGAGAAAGATCACTTGAATGTATTACATGATTATGAGATACACCTTTTTTTAAAGGCATAATTCTTTGATTAGGATTAGGTAATTTAGGATTATAAAGATTTCGCAGATAAATTTTTAAGTCTTCCACACCTTTAGATTTTAATGTATTACCATATAATTCAATATCATTTTCTTCATTTTGAAAAATATATACATAAATTTGTCCATTTTTATTATTAGTTAATAAAAATTTATTTTTATTTTTAATATGTTCTGAATTTTCATTAACATATAGAGACATAACAAAATTTTCCAAATTATTTATTTTAAAACTATTATGATAAATAATTTTATATTTTTCTGCGATTTTAGTTAAAATTTGTTCTTTATATTTAAATCCGTGAGGCCACAATAATATAAATCCGTGTTTCATATTTATTATATATACTATATTTATTATATGGAAACAATTGCTCAAATAGTGTCAAAAGATAAAAATATATTATCATTAGATTATCCATTTGATGAATTAAAAATCAAACAACAAATGTTTTTTAAAACACCAGAAGAAGAAATGAATGTCCGAATGAATAATTTAAAAGATATAATAAAAATTTTTAATGAAGAAAATATTTTATATTGGTTACAAGGTAAAACATTATTAGGATTATATAAAAATAAAAGATTGATTGAAAATGATCATGATGAAGATATAGGAACTGATATAAAAAATCTTGATATAGTAGCCAGAAAGATAATTCCAAAATTAGAATCAATTGGTTTTGTAGTTATTCGATGTCCAAAAGATAATTCAATGGTATCAGTAATAAGAGATTGGAGATATATAGATATATGTTTTTTCAAACATAGAGGTAGAAAATATGGATATCAGAAGAAATTTTTTCCAGCAAAATATTATCAATCATATACAACAATAGAAATTGATGATTTTGAATATAAAATACCAACATATACAAAAGATATAATCAAATTTTCTTATAATATTACAGTTTAATTTTAATATATTTTTGATTTGGGAATTTAGACTTAATAATAGATATTCTATGTAATCCATCAATAATAATCAATTTATTACTTTTCATTTTACATTTAATATATTGATTTTCAAATGGATTTTCTAGATATTGTTTAAAAGATTCAATTAATTTTTTAAAATTTTGTGGAGAATGTTTAGTTCCGTAATTAGTCCATTTATTTTTATTCATATATTCTTGATAAGAAATTATATCATTTTGTACAAATTTATAATGAGGTGTATCAATTATGGAAACGATTTCAGTTTTAACTAATCGTTTAGATAATTTTCTTCCATCTATACTAATCCATTGTATTCTAGGATATTTACCTTGTTGTTCTAATAATGGAAATTGAGATTCATCAATTTTACATATAAGTTCACCATAAATATCATTAATAAGAACTTCTTTAATCATTACTATAATATATTATTAAATAAAATATTTGTTATTAAATATAGAGACAAATGTCTAAAGATACAAAAAAAATTAGGATAATTAAATATAAAAATCCAGAAATTTATGATGTTTTAGATAAAATTCCATTATTTAATGGAATGAGAAATCATCATTTTGGTGAAATTGTCCGATTTAAGAACAATTCGCTTGCCCAAATTATTAGAAAAAGAAAAACAGGTAGAAAAGCATTAGTATTTATTAGTTCTAAAAATGCATCAAATTTAACAAAATTAATTTATCATCAGAGAATGAAATATATAAATTGGCCAAAATTAACTGATAAAAATTTTAGTTCTAAAATAAAAAAAATTTTTGAAGATTTACATTATACTAAACCAACAAATACTTACGTAAATAAGGAAGCGTGTAATGCGACATATGGAAAAATTAAATTAGGATTTTATCAAAAAATTGTAAGTTCTTATTTAATATATGGTCCATATAGAGGATTATTAGCATGGCATGGACTGGGCTCAGGAAAAACATGTACTTCAATTGATGTATTAAATTCTTTTATATTAAAAGTTCATTTTAATAATGAGTTTTCAAATAGTATTTTGTCAAATAAAAATAAAGATGAATTAGATATTCCAATATCACCAAAAAAAATATATGTTGTAATTCCACCAGTTAAATCATTAGAAGAAAATTACCGAATGGAGATATCTAAAACTTGCCCATCAATAATTAAAGATTTTGTTGAAAATTCGCAATTTAATAAAGATGGTTCAAGACCAAAAAAAGATCCAACAAATAGAATTATTAATAAATATGTTAAAATTATTTCCTATGTTTCATTATCAAATAGAGTTAAAAAAGGAATTATTAAATTAGATAATTCTCTATTTATATTAGACGAAAGTCATAATTTATTATATCCAGCAAAACGATACAAACAAGAATACGATTACTTAGTAACAAAACTAAAAAGTGCTAAAAATATAAAAATATTATTATTAACTGCTACTCCAATTTTTAAATCCATAACAGATTTACCACGTCTTATTAATATAATGAAATATAAAGATGAAAAACAACTTCCCGAAACAGAAGATAAATTTAATAATAAGTATTATAATGTTTTTGGACAACTAAAAAGCAAGAAATTATCAAATGATGTAAAAGGATATATTAGTTTTTTTGATATTGAAGATGACATTTCACTTTTTGCAATTAAAAAAATGATGAAACCATATATTACAAAAGTTGACGAAGATCATTTTTCACGATGGGAAAAAACACATGAAAGAGAACAAAAAAAATATGAAATTATTAACTCTAATGACATTTATGATAAAAATTTTAGAAATGAAAAATTTACAAATGCTGTATCTGGATATTATAAAAAATCATCAGCAATGAGCAATTTACCTTCAGTATATTCGCGAAAAGGTATATATCCAGCAAAATTCCATCGTTTATTAAAAAATATTGAAAAATACGATAAAGAAAAACATTTTATTATATCTCGTCATAAAGCTGCTGGAGCAAATGGTATAGGTTTTTTCCTAGAAACAAAAGGATGGAATAGATTAAGTAATAATAAAAATGATCATGGAACAAAAAAACCAATCACAAAAATACAAATTGTTCAAAAATTATCCGATTTGGATGAAAAATTAAAAATAAAGACAATTACTCAAAATAATTATGATAAAAAAAGAGAAAAACTTTTTAAAAATTTTGAAGGAACTTCTTATAAAAGTTTCTTAATATTTAATAGTTCAAGTACTGCCAAAGCAATTAGTCAGGGAAGAAAATTTTATAATACAGAAGAAAATACTGATGGTAAATATGCTCGTATATTTATAGGAGATGAAAAATTTTCAGAAGGTGTTTCACTAAGTGATACATTACATGTCCATTTATTTGAACCATTTTATTCTCTACAAGGCGAAAAACAAGCAATTGCTCGTGCTGTAAGAAAATGTTCCCATAAACGTCTTCCATATAAAGATAGAGTTGTCAAAATTCATAAATATTATAATAAAAATATGACAGATGACTTTATTTCTAAGTATGCTTTAAAAAAACAAGAAGTTTTACAAAAAATTATAAATAGTACAATTTTTGGAGCGTTAGAAAACTAAAAGAAAAGAATTTATCAAAATTATAACATAATGGATAATAAACTTCTGATAAGTCTTACTGAAAAAATTGACAAATTACAAAATAGTATTGATAAATTACAAAAAGAAATAGAAAAAATGAATTTAGATCAAACCAAAATGACAGAACATATTGATTTTGTAGAAAATATATATGAAAATGTTAAACATCCATTAGGATATGTTTGTCATAAAATCTCTTCTGTTATAGGAAATGAAATTGAAAATCCAAATGCTTTACCAAGTATTCAAAATGGTGATTAAATTATTACAAAAAACTAGTACTAATATCTTTTTTCGCTAATTTACCATTACAATTAATAAGTTCAATAATTTCAATTGGTGAATTTTTTATCTCATTTTGATGTTTCATTAAATCACATTTTAATTTGTAATAAATTTCAAAAAAATTTTCATCAATTATATCATTATCATTTAACATATTATCAATCGTAGATGATATTTCAGTAATTTTTTTTAATTTTTTATCATTATTAGCATTTAATACCTTTATTTCAATATTAACAAATCTATTATTTATATTTTCTAAATATTTTTCTACAATTAATAAATACTTCAATCCCTTTTTATAATAATTTATTCTATTTGATAAAATAGAACTTTTAAAATCAGATATTGATTTTAATTTATCTAATGAATCATAATAAATTTTTTCATTTATATCATCAACTAATTTTGGTTGATAATTATTAATATCTTTTATTATATGACAATACAAATTTAATTCATTACATACATCTTCATATAATTTTAAAAAATTTGAATCATATATATCAAGTTTTTGAATTTTATTCAAAATTTTCTTTATAAAATTACCCTTTTCTATAGATATACTTTTGTATTCTTTATTTTTTGATATTTTCTTTATTTTGTCTAATTCTTTTTGAAACAAATCTAATTTATTTTGCTGTTTCTTCTTTTTCTTTTTCTTATCTACAATAATCATACTATCTGTTATATTTGAAAACATGACATCAATTGAACCATCTTCGAAAATTAATGTACTAATTTTACCTTCTAAATTTTTTGCATCTTTCACAGATGTTATTTCCTTATCTTCATAAAAAATTGTAGAAAATTTAGAAATATCAAATGATTTTAATTTATGTCTTTCCATTTGTATTTTTGAATTAATAATTTGATTTAAAAAACGATTATTTATAGTATATTCCTTATTTATATCAATCGCAGGACTTTTTAAAAAATATCTATTTTGATAACTATCAATATTATGTTTTACTTTTTGTATTATATTTTGCTTTAGACGATTTAAATTTTTAGACAATTGTGATAAATTATTACGAATTTTTTTTTTATCTTGTGTAATAATTTCAGCAGCAGCTGTAGGCGTTGGAGCAATTTTATCTGCTACAAAATCACATAGAGTAGTATCTCGTTGATGACCAATAGCACTAATTATTGGAATTTTTGAATCAAATACACCTTCTATTACTTTTTCACTATTAAATCCCCACAAATCTTCAATTGAACCACCACCACGTGTAATAATTATTAAATCTAATTTTTTATATCTATTTAAATCTGCTATAGCCTGTTTAATATCGGCATCACAATCTATACCTTGAACTTTAGTATTTCGTATTATTATACTATTACCATAACTTCTTCTTTTAATGACAGATATAATATCGGTTATTGCTGCCCCGTGTCTAGCTGTAATTATTCCAATTCTTTTATTATTCTCTTTTATCTTTTTTTTCTTATCATCATCAAAATAACCTAATTTTTCATACTTTGATTCTAATTCTTTATATTGTATATAAAAATTACTTTCTTCTTTTTTACATATCTTTATACCCTGAACTAATAAAGAAATTGTATTTTTTTGTTCATAATGTGTTAATTTACATATTATTTTTACAATATCACCATTCTTTATTACAGGAAATCCTTTTCGTGTTGAATACCAAGACATACAACTAATTGTCGTATTATCTTCTTCATCTCTTAAATCAAAATATAAATTTCCATTAAATTTTGGATTACGATAATTAGTTACTTCACCTTTAATAAAAAAAGTATTTTGACAACAATCTCGTAATGAATTTGAGATTTCCTGAGTTATTTGAGAAATTGATTTATATTGATTCTTCTTTTTTGTTTTTTTTTTAGAAATACTCATTATAATATTATGAAATATTTTCTAATTATTATTTTAATTTACACCTAAATATTTAAATGGTTTTCTTAATTTTTACGTAAAGTATTATGTAAACACCATTCATAAGCATTTTGAAATAATACAAACCAGGGAGAATAATTTGTATTGACTAAACTTTTTTCAAAATACTGAGGAGACCATGGTAATTGCCACTTCAAAAAAGTTCTTTCAGGATGAGGCATCATTGCTAAATGACGACCATTTTTAGAACAAATCGCAGCAACACCATTTAATGAACCATTTGGATTTTCAGGATATGTTTCAGTCACTAATGATTTATTATTAACATATTTTATTGGAGTATATGCATCATTGAATTCTTTATCAAATCTCCCTTCACCATGAGCAACCCATACACCCATTATCAAATCTTCCATACCTTTTAACATAATAGCATGTGATTTTGAAATTTTAATAGTTGAAAAGCGAGACTCAAAACGTTTTGATAAATTTTGTTTTAATTTAAATTCTTTATCACCAACATAACCTAATAATGTCATAAGCTGACAACCATTACATACCCCAAAACTAAAAGTATCTGACCTATTATAAAAATCATTAAATTGTTTTCGTATTTTTAAATTATTTACTATTACATTATACCATCCAATTGATGATCCCAAACAATCAGAATAACTAAACCCACCAACAAATGCTATTCCTCGAAAATTACTAAGTAAATTTTCATTATTTAATAAATCTTGAGTAGTAACATCCCATGTTTCAAAACCAGCCATATGAAATGCAGAAGCCATTTCTCGTTCTCCATTAGAACCCTCTTCTCGTAATATAGCAATTTTAAAAGATATATCAGGAATATGATGATTTATTAAACGTTGTACAATTGGAGAAGAACAATTATAAGAAACATCAGTCATATTTAATAAAGATACAATTTCTGACCGAGCTAAAGATTCTCCTATTTGTTTAACCTCTAAAACAAAACTAGTTTTTTCCCATAATTCTTGATAATATTTAACTGAATTATATATCAATTGTTCTCCATTACAATTAATATTTATCCTAGATTTAGCAGTTGTTTTACCAATTTTATAAGTTGGTACATATTTGGATAATTCTGTAATCAAATCTGAAACATATTCATCTTCAATTTCAATTACTAATCCTAATTCCTCATTTAATAAATAATCTGTGGGATTTCCTTCAAATGATATGTTGAAACCAATTCCAGATGATATTGACATTTCTAACAAAGTTGTTATTAATCCACCATCACTTCTATCATGCCCTGATAAAATTTTACCATTTTGAATATATTCTTGTATTATATTAAAAACTTCAACAAAATTTAATGGATTTTCAAAATCAGGAGATTCCGAACCGATTTGATTATAAACCTGACATATAGAAGAACCACCAAATCTATTTTTACCATATCCTAAATCAACATAAACTATATTAGTTTTACTATGTTTGAAATTTGGTGTAACCTTTTTATAAATATTTGGACAAGGAGCATAACTCGATAATACTAATGTTCGTGGTGATTTTATTCTCTTATTGTCAATAGATACATACATAGAAACACTATCTTTACCACCATCAATTCCAATTTTTAATTTCCCTAATAAATTACTTAATGATTTAACCGCACAATATAAATGATAATTTTCCTCTTCTATTTTAGCAGGCCACATCCAATTACCAGATAATTTTATATCTGTAAATTGTGTTATTTTTACCCACATTAAATTCGTTAAACATTCTCCTACAACCATTCTTGCCATAATAGCAGGATTTAATAAACCCTTTATTGGTTGTTCCCCAATAGATGATGCTACTCCTTTAATATCCATATGACTCTGAGCTACTAAGGCAAAATTTGATAATGGAGTATGAAATGGTCCAATACATTGTTGTTGTGCAATTAAACCTGTTACACTACGATCTACTTTATTTGTTAAAAAACGCTTCGAACCAACTGATAATAATTTTAAAACTTTTTCTAAAGCAGTTGAAAAATTTATATTTGAATAGTCAAATTTATTCAAATTTATCGTTTCTGTTTTCATCTTAAATTCCTTTTGAGGAATATTTCCCAATACTCTATCAATATCCAAGTCAATTGGAACTTTTATATCTTTATTCTTACTATCTCTTACCCTAACTCTACTATTATCTGTAATTGTTCCTACACAACTAAATCCTACTTTTTCTCTTATACATAAATTTTCTATATAACCTAAATTTTTTTCTTCAACTAAAATAGTTATCTGCTCCTGATACTCCGCACACCATGTTTCTAATGTTGATAGACTTGTATCACCAAGTGTAACATTATCTAAATTAATATCAGCACCACACGGTTCTATTATCTCCTTCGTCACATTCGCCATTCCACCAGCCCCTTGATCATGTATTGATACAATTGGATTAACTCCTAACAAATCTACACACGCTCTAACAACACGAGAAACTTTATTTTCCATTTCCGCATCTCCTCTCTGAACAGCATCTTGATAAATAGACAAATTTTTTATTGATTGTAAATTACTTGACGCAGAACTACCACCCAAACCAATTCTATATGCCGCACCACCAATACGAACAATTTTCATCCCCTTTTTTGGAATATTTTTACGTAAATGCTCGTCATAAATAAAACCTATTCCACCAGTAAACATAATTGGTTTAATCCATTCAATCCTTTCTTGATTTATATTTTGACCAAAAGATCTAGCAAAACCTAAAATAATTGGTTCTCCTATCTTGTTACCATAATCCGATGCCCCATTACTTGCTTCTATTAAAATTTTATCAGCGGGTAAAATAAAACCTTCTTTAAATTCACCATCTTCCCATTCTAAATTATAGTTATCTAAATTTAAATTACCCACACAATAACCAGCAGTTCCTGCTATATTCAATCCACCTCGACCAACACATAAATTATCCCTTATCCTTCCACCAACTCCTGTAGCTGCTGCTGGAAAAGGACAAATTGCCGTTGGAAAATTATGAGTCTCTGCTTTTAATGTAAAATTCATTACTATATCTTTTTCTATAAATTTAGATGAAAACAAATTTCTTTCTGGACATAAAGTTCGAATTTTATAACCTCTAATAGCACTCGCATTATCTGAAAACGCAATTAAACTATTATTTTTATTATTTTTTAAAGGTTCTTTAATCAAATCCATTAAACTATGTGGTAAAATATTACCATCCAATCTCAATTTTCCACGAAATAACCAATGACGACAATGTTCACTATTTGATTGAGATAAATCAAATAATTCTACATTTGTAGGATTCCTCTTTAATTCGTCATAAAATATATGACTATATAATTTAATATCCTTATCATCAAATCCTAATGAAAATGTCTTATTAAATTGATTTATATTGTTTTTTGAAATATAAAAAGGCTCTTCACGCTTTTTTACAAATTTTAATGTATCTTTATCATATACACATTCAGACATTATATCATATTCAACTAACTTATGATATAAATGCGTTCGCTCAATACTTGATATACACATAATATTACTACTTTCTAAAATTTTAAGAACATTAGTACACCATGCTGTTTTAAAATTTGGTTTTGGACCAACTTCAAAACAAGTCGGATATTTATTGATTTTAGTATCTGATAAATTATATATAATTTTTGATAATTTTTCTTTAATAGTAGAATATTTTTCTAAACTATTGACATAATATTTATATCCAATTAAATTAGATTTTCTTTCATTCAAATAATGATAAAATATATGAGTGTTCATCTATGCTTTAAATATAATTTTAATTCTTTATATTTAACAAAATAACATTATATTTAAATATAAAAAAAATTTATAATGGCTAATATCATTGACGGAAGACAATTAAGTAAAATATTACAAAAAAAAATCAAATCTGAAGTTGATTCTTTTTTTGATAAATCCAAAAGATATCCATTAATGGTATTGATTCAGGTTGGGGAAAATACCGAATCATCATCATATATTAGATTAAAAATGAAGGCATGCGACAGAGCTGGAATTTTACATCAACATATAACTTATAGTGAAAATATTACTACTGATAATATGATTAATGCTATTAATTCATATAATAAACTTGATAATTATGATGGAATTCTCGTTCAATTACCACTACCAAAACATTTAAATCAAGAACTTATTATGGAATCCATAAATCCAAATAAAGATGTTGATGGATTTCATTCTACAAATATATCAAAATTACTATCTGGAAATGATATTAATACATTTATGATTCCACCAACACCAATGGGATGTTTACAACTTATAAAACATGCTGATATCCCTCTTGTTGGAAAACATGTTGTAATCATTGGAAGAAGTAATCTTGTTGGAAAACCATTAGCATCATTATTATTATCATTTGATGCTACTATTACTATATGCCATTCAAAAACTAGAAATATTAAAAACATTACAAAAAATGCTGATATATTAATAGTTGCGGTTGGTAACCCTCATATGATTAAAGAAGATTGGATTAAACCAGGGGCATGTGTAATAGATGTAGGTATTACTTATCTTGATGATAATACAACTAAACGAGGATATAAGATATATGGTGATGTTGATTTTGAAAATGTTAAAAAAATAGCCGGCCATATAACAACAGTTCCTGGCGGAGTTGGACCAATGACTATTACAATGCTTTTATATAACGTACTTAAAAGTGCTAAAAATACTATTTAAGAATTTAAAAGATACATATCTTTATACCAAATCAATGAATAAACTAGCTTTATTTAGCGTATCTAATAAAACAGATGTTTCTAAATTCGGTAAATTTTTAATTAACAAAGGTTACAAAATATTATCAACTGGAGGAACTTATAAAACATTAGTTAATAGTCATGGAACAGATAGCATTATTAAAATTAGTGATTATACAAACTTTAATGAAGTACTAGGAGGAAGAGTAAAAACACTACATCCTAAAATCCATTCTGGATTATTATCCGATAATACTAATCCAGAACATTTGGCTGATATGGTTAATAATGATTATAATTTTATTAATATTGTTGTTGTTAATTTATATCCATTTAAACAAACTGTAAGTAATCCTGATGTAACTGAAGATGAAGCAATTGAAAATATTGATATTGGGGGGCATACTTTAATAAGAGCTTCCTCTAAAAATTACAAAAGGGTATTAATTATTACAGAACCAAGTGATTACGAATATATTACAAAAAATTGGAATGAAATTGATGTTAAATTTAGAAAAAATATGGCAAAAAAAGCATTACATCATATTACTAAATATGACATGGCAATTTCTGGTTATTTTAATAAAAATATTACATATAGGCACTATACAGAGCACATACCTTTAAAGTATGGATGTAATCCACATCAAAATATTTCATCAATTTGTGCGATTAATGATAATTTACCAATTAAAATGTTAAATGGAACTCCTGGATATATTAATCTTTTAGATGCATTAGGTTCTTGGCAACTTGTAAGTGAAATTGAAAAAACTACTGGTATTATTGCTGCAGCATCATTTAAACATACCGCACCTGCTGGAGTATCTATTAATAAACCATTAACTGATTTAATGAAAAAAATTTATGGAGTCGAAAATTATGATTTAACACCATGTTCAACCGCATTCATACGAGCAAGAAATTCAGATCCAATGTCATCATTTGGAGATTTTATTGCTATTAGTGGCATTGTTGATAAAACTACTGCTCTTTTGATTAAAAGAGAAGTTTCTGATGGCATCATTGCTGCTGGATATACAAGTGATGCTTTAGATATTTTAAAAGCAAAAAGACGTGGAAGATATTTAGTAATTGAAGCAAATAAATCTTATATTAATTTAGAAAATAAAGAATTTAGAGAAATGTTTGGAATTACACTTATGCAGAAACCAAATACTATGCCTGTTGGAAAAAATTGTTTTGAAAATATTCAAACTGAAAAAAAAATTATACCAGAAGATTCTCGATTAGATATGATAATTGCAAATATTACATTAAAATATACACCTTCTAATTCAGTATCATATGCTACAGATGGACAAGTTATTGGTATTGGGGCAGGACAACAAAATAGAGTAGATTGTGTTAAACTTGCTGGCGATAAAGCTCTTAAATGGATATTACGCCAACATCCAAAAACAATTAACTTATTTAATTATTTTAAATCAACAACAAAAAGACAAGAAAAAATTAATTGTTGTATGCAATATATAAATGGTAATTTTTCAAAAATAGAATTTAATGATTGGTTAAGTAAATTTAATTCTGAATTTGAATATAATGAATTAACTGATGGCGAAAAAAATGAATTTATTAAAAATTTCCATCATGAATTAAGTCTATCATCTGATGCTTTCTTTCCATTTAGAGATAATATTGATGAATGTGCTAAAAGAAATGTAAAATATATAATTCAACCGGGTGGAAGTATTGCTGATAAAAGAATAATTAGTGCTTGTAATGATTATAATATTGCTATGGCAATGACTGAAATTAGATTATTTCAACATTAAAACATGAATAACAATTTAAATTTAAATTTATTTATTAAATAAATAAATTTAAATGGAAATAAAAATATTACAACCAAATGATTTTCATCATCATTTACGAGATAAAGAATTATTACATTTTAATGTAAAACATTGTTTTAATAAATTTAGAAATGTTATTGTTATGCCAAATCTAATTCCACCAATTATTACTATCCATCAAGCATTAAATTATCGTAAAAGAATAAATAAATATAATACAAAAAATGGAAATCCATTAATGACATTATATTTGAATGAAAATATAAATATTGAAGATATTCGTAAATTTAAACACCATCCAGAAATGATTGGTATTAAATATTATCCAAAAAATGTTACTACTAATTCTCAAAATGGAATTAATAATATTAAAAACATCTTTTTTATATTAAAAATAATGGAAGAAGAAGATATACCATTATTAATACATGGTGAAACAAATAATTCAAAAATAGATATTTTCAAAAAAGAAGAATATTTTATAAAAAATGAATTATTAATAATTATCAAAAATTTTCCTAAATTAAGAATAGTTTTAGAACATATTAGTACAAAAATAGCAGTTAATTTTGTACTAAAACATGATAATATATATGCTACAATAACACCACATCATTTAGTATTAGATAGAAATGATATATTTTATAGAGGTATTCATCCACATTTATATTGTTTGCCTATTTTAAAAAAAAAAGAAGATAAAATATGTTTAATAAAAGCAGCAATTAGTGGAAATAGTAAATTTTTTTTAGGTACAGATAATGCTCCACATTTAGAAAAAGATAAGATATCGAGTTGCGGTTGTGCTGGTATATTTAATAGTCCAGTAGCAATTGAAATTATAACTGAATTATTTGATAAAAATAATTCATTACATAATTTAGAAAAATTTATTAGTACTAATGGATGCGATTTTTATAAAATACCTTATAATAAAAAATATATTTGTCTTAAAAAAGAAGATTGGATTGTACCAAATAGATATGGAAATTTAATTCCATTATATAATGGGAAAAAAATAAAATGGAAAATTAAAGATTAAATTTTCTCCTATGATATCAACCACGATTATTTCAATATTAAACACTATCAATTAATTTTTTTATTTTTTTCATTAATAAATTAGAACTATGATATCTGTAACCATATTTTGTGTTCTGTCTTCTTATAAGAGTATTTAATTTAATATAAAAACTATATGGCATAGGACTACTTTCAATTCCTTCAATATAATTTAAATATGTAAATACTTCATCTGGATTTTGTTTAATTGCCTTATTAATTATTTTTTTCGTTAATTTACTATTAATATCTAAAAACTTCCTTTTTACATATTTTTTATATGATTTATCAAATTCTTCATCAATTCCGAACTTATAATCAACCATATTGGTAATTTGTGTCTTTCTATTTTTAGTCTTTACATGCAGAGAACCCGTTAATATTAATATTTTATCATTATATCTCTTAATTAATTTCATCATTTTTTCTAAATACATCTCAATCCATTCTTCTGTTTCTAAAGCTTTATGAATATTAGAAATAGATTTATATTTTTTTTTTATTAAATTTGTTTTAATATCATCAGTATCAATTACTACAATTTTTCCTTCATAAATTTTCTTTAATTTATTACCTATAGTTGTTTTTCCTGAACCACCACTTCCTGCAATATGAATAATCATTATTATATATTATATTATAATATATAATAAAATATATAATAAAATATCAAATGAAGTACGTAAAATTATATATTAATCATCTTTTTAGTAAAGATATATCGTCTATAATGATTAATTATCTTACATTTGAATGTAAAACTTGTGATACTAATATTTTCATGTTTACAAGTGATGACATAATTATTTGCCAAACATGTAAAATAGAATTTTGTACAAATTGTAAATTACAAAAAACATGTTGTCAAGGAAAATCTTGTTCACAAGATTTTATAAAATATTGTAAGAAATGTTTTATGTAAAATAAATATTAAAAACGATTTCTAAACCATTTAAATAAATTTATATATATTTAAATATGGCTAATACTACATCACATTATACTTTTTACTTAGTTGGAGATAGAGGAGTAGGTAAAACAAGTTATCTACAACGTCTTACTACAGGTCATTTTATGCAACAAAATCAAAATATTGAAGAATATTTTACATATGATGCTAGTTTTAATACTAATTATGGTCGTAAAAACGTTTCATTTGTAGAATTAAATGAATGCGATAATTTTGATTGTGATGGTGTAATATTTATGTTTGATAAAACTAAAATGAATACACTAAATAATATTGAAAAAATAATGGAAGAACATTCACAATATATTGATAATTTTGTATTATGTGGTAATAAATCTGATTTAAAAAATCAATGTCTATCACCAGATAGTAATTTAAAAAATTACCCAAATATTTCAAAAAAAAATAATTATTATGATATATCTGTCCGTTCATTAAATAATTTTGAAAAACCAATTTTATCACTTTTACAACAAATACAAACTAATAATAATATTAATGGAAATAATTTAATCTTTATACCAAATCATATCAATGCTGCCGATTTTTTAGTATAAATTAATTATAATATTTTAGGACTTGAAATATTATTCAATCTATAAGATACCGTTACATTAACAATGTGTATTTAAAAGTTGATATATTTTTGTTAAATCTTCATTTTCAGGTACTTCAACATTATTACTTAATATTTGCCGTACAGGAATAATTTTATCATAAAATTTATAATTACAAGCCTCACGTAACATTAAAACTTTACCCTCTACTGATAAACCAGCATATAATCCCTTACTTTTTGAATAACTATACATCGGTTCTACCCCACGCGTTGTTAAACCTAATGCAACTTCCATATCTCTTCCTAGTGGTCCAACGGAAATCGAAGCTTCTCCCCCTAATGTTACTTGATTACTTTTCATAAATTGTTGAACAGCATCATCAGTATTTAATACAATTATTACATCTACTTTTTCTAATCCCAATTGTAATCCTATACTTAATCCACATATACTAATCGCAGAAGGACCAGACCATTTTTGTTCTTCTTGTAAAGTATTATCTTCGGAAACATTATCTTGTTTTATTAAAATAATACCAGTTCCAATAGAACCATTAATTATTAATCCAGTTTTAACAATTGTCAATATAACAATGCCTTTCGCATCCTTTAATATTTGTTTAGGTATTTGTTCATCAACTTGAAACATATCCGGATTTATATATTCTTCTAAAG